GCCAACGGAATGGTGTACGGCCCGTTGGGGGAACCCTGGTGGGAGCGGGTCATCGACCAGCTCATCAAATTTCCTGGCGGCCGGTGGGATGACGCGGCCGACGTGTGCGGCCTGATCGGACGCGGGCTTGACCAAATGTTCGACGCGGCGGTGCCAGTTGTGCAGGCGAAGCCCATGCTGATACCTTATAGCGCGCAATGGCTCGAATACGAAGGCGAGCAGCGACCCGCAGTGAGGTACTTCTCATGATTACTTACGTTCCAGGCATAGGACCCGTCGATGACTCGATTCCGGCAGGACAGCCGGGCGGTCCTCCTGCTATCGCGCCGGCCAGCTCGAACTCGCCAACAACGGTTGACCCGGCTGACCAGCTCGCAGTGTCGTTTAACGACACTGCACCCGGCGTGCCCGTCAATCCAACAGACACGACCGACACACCAGTTTGAGGATTCCAACATGGCCACTGTATCAACCCCAGGTTTCCCTGCGAACTTCGTAGCGAACCTGCCCACTGTGCCGAATCACACCAGTCATCCTGGGCAGCGGCCGGATTTCATGCTGACTCTGCCGAGCGGCGGCTCGTATTCGGCGCAGCACCCTGGCTTGCCGCCATCGACCCAACCGTACAAGTACACAGGACAGGCGAAATGATTATCCACGTGCCTGGATTCGGGCCGCGCTACGTTGATGAGCCGGCTCCGACTGCTGAGCAGAAGGCGGAGGCAAACCCTCTGCCGTCTGTTGCGGACGCGATTCGGCAAGCGAATCTGCGGCAGACACAGGTGCTCAGCTACACCCGGAATCCCTCGGTGCCGAGCCCGCTGGTGAACGGCGAGCAACCGGGCGATCCTACTTCGAGTGGGCAGACGACCAAGCCACACTCCGTCAACGATCATCCCGTGGTAACCTAACATGGCTGACACTTCCACAGACGGCGTGAGCGGCGGCCCTTCGGGCGGCTTCGCCGGCATCACGTCGGACCCTCAGCAGAACGCCAACGGCGGAATGCAGGGCAACAACACCCTCAAACAGCAGGGCGAGAAGGTCGAGCGCGACCCGAAAGAGGCTGCGCTCGTCAAAAAGCTGTGGAAGGCATGGGAGAAGGCGAGGAAATTCGATGAGAACTTTCGTAAACAAGTTGCGATTGATCGTCAGTACGCTGCGGGTACTTCCGACCTATCGTGGGCGGTCACAACCAACCTTATCGGGGCTTTCATCGACATTCTCGTGGCGCTCCTTTATGCGCGCGATCCTGACGTAAGCGTCAAGAAGGCGACTCAGGTAGATGAGACCGATACCCAACAGATGGAAGCGTTCGCGCTCACCCTGCAAATCGTCATTTCGCACCTGTGGCGCAAGGGTCGGCTGAAAAAGGCGGCCCGCAAACAGGTTCGCGGCGTGCTCAGCACAGCAGAGGGCTGGCTGAAGTGCAACCTTTTCAGCGAGAAGACGCCGCAGCCGGAGACGGAGCAGGCGTTGAACGATGCGCGCGAGACCGTTGCGCGGCTCCAGGCGCAGATTGCGCTCCTCGAAGACCCGCAGGGCAAGAGTGAGGAGACGCTGGAGGCTGAGAAGGCCGAGAAGGAAGCGCTGATCGAGGAGTTGGAGTCGAAAATCGAGGTAGCAGTCAACAAACTGTTTGCCATCGACTACGTTCGCACCGAGCGCATCCAAGTTTCGACCGATGTCGAGCAGATCGAGGACTACGTTAACGCCAACTGGATTGGCGACGAGTCGTTCATCGATTGCGAGGAGGCTTTGGAGCGATTCCCGCGCCTGAAGCCGGAAGACCTGAAGACGGCGAAGAAGTATTACCAGCAGGAGCCGAAGGAACTCACGACTCGTGAGAATTCTAACGCGCTGCCGCAGGGTACGATGACCGCCGAAAGCGCGCAGACCTTCAGCCCGAGCCAATCTGGCTCCGAGCAGGAGGCATTCCTGCATGTTGTTGAGATTTGGGACCGTCGCGACAAGCACATCCGCACCATGATCGAGGGTGTTGACTGCTGGGCGAAGGAGCCATTCGAGCCGCCGTACCCAACATCGCGGTTCTACCCGTATTTTTACCTCGCCTTCTACGAAGTAGATGGCCAGAGGCACGCTCAGTCGCTCGCCTGGAGGCTTTACAAGCTTCAGGACGAGTACAGCGCGACGCGATCCAACTTCCGGTTGACGCGCGAGCGCTCGATTCCTGGCGTGCTGTTCAATGCGACGCAGCTCGACGACACCGAGGCGCGCAAACTGGAAAAGAGCAAGCATCAGGAGTTTACGGCGCTCAAGCCGGGCGATCCTGCGGTGCCGCTCGCCAACATATTCGCTGCGAAGCCCGTCCAGGGCATCGACCCGCGTTTGTATGACCCCACCTACATCCTCAGCGACATGGAGCGTATCTCCGGCGTACAAGAGGCTCTGAGCGCGGCCATCAACAAACCGGGTAACCCGAGCACTGCCACCGAAGCTACGATTCAACAGCAGGGCACGAATGCTCGCACGAGCAGCGATCGTGATTATCTGGAGGAAATGCTGACCGAGCTGGCTCAGTACACAGCCGAGCAGTCCCTTCAGTGTTTGTTGCCGCAGGAGGCGATGCGGATTGCTGGCAAGCAGGCATTCTGGCCTTACGGCATGTCCATCGAAGACCTGTTTACACTGGTGGAAGTCCAGATTCAGGCAGGTACGACCGGGAAGCCGAAAGCGCCGGTTGACCAACAGGCATGGGCAACCCTCCTGCCGATCATCAAACAGACGATTGCGGAGATACGTCAGCAGCTCGCGGCGGGCGACACTGCGTCGGCGCAGGCCAACATCGAACTTATCAAAGAGACGATGAAACGCCTGGGTGACGAGACCGACCCCGATCGTTTCATCCCGAAGGCGCCCGCACCGGGCACACCGGGAGCCGGCTCTCCACCCGCGCCGGTAATGCCGAAGGTCACAGTCGCCCTCAAAGGCGAGCTGTCACCACAGGCGTCTGCTATGCTCGTCTCCCCAGCGGTCGCAATCGACCAAGCGTCGATGCCTCCGCCTGCCCAACCCGACCAGCAGGGAGCTGGGGCGCCTGCGGCTCCTTCTCCCGCTGGACCGGGACCACAATAACCCCACGATAGGTGATGTATGACCACTGAAACCAACACAGAAGGAGGCGGCGATGGCGGCTCACAGGAGACCGTCATGGACGCCATCAATGAAGCCCTCGGACTCGGAGCGGACGGCGATGACCAAGTGGAAACTCAGGACACTGGTGACACTGGTGACACTGGTGCCGATGACGCTGATGGTGTACTGGAGGCGGGCGACGATCAGGATGCTGCTGGGGCTACTGACGAGGTTGATAACGGCGGCGAACAAGGAGAAGGCGCTGCTGGAGGCGATAAACAACAGGGCGAAGGTGGCAAAGAACCCACCTACGCCGAGTTGGTTGCCGAAGCCGGAAAGCTCGGAATTCAGCAGCGGCATGCTAACGGGCACATCAAGTCTGCCGCCGAACTCAAGGCTGAAATCGCCACCAAACAGGGCGAGAAGCAAGGTGACGGTGCTGCGGCCAAGAAACAGCCCGACGCGGTAAACGATCCGATTCCGAAGGAGTTGAAGCCGGAGACGCAACAGCGCATCCGCACTCTGATCGACCGCACGAAGGACGCTGAGACGCGCGCCTCGGCGGCCGAGGAGAATTTCAACTACATGGTGAACGGGCTGAAAGCCACGGGCACCACACCGGAGCAGTACGGCGAGACGCTGAGCTTCCTGGCGCTGTTCAACAGCGGCGATCCGAAGCAACAGGGTCAGGCGTTGGAAATTCTGGAAGGCATGGCTGACCGGCTCGCGACGCTTCTCGGCGTCGAGCGCAAGGTTGGTGATCCGCTCGCGAATCACCCTGACCTGAAGCTGGCCATTCAGAACCGGCAGATCACACCGGAGCTGGCAAAGGAAATGGCGCGGCAGCGCAACCAGGGCGCATTCCGCCAAGAACTCAACACGCACGCCACCAACGCTCAGAATCAGGAGCGGCAGGCGCAGCAGGAGTTGAATCAGGCGCGCACCGACCTGAATGCGTTGGAGGAGGAGCTGAAGCAGTCCGATCCGCTGTACGCGCGCAAGAAAGCGGCCATCGTCCCGGCGTTGAAGGTGGCGTTCAAGCGCATGCCTCCATCGCAGTGGAAGGAGGCATTTCAAGAGGCGTATCGCACGGTGCGTGTTACTGCGGCCCCGGCGCAGCGGCAGAAACCGCCTGCGCAACAGCCGATGCGCGCCGGCAAGGCGCCAGCAGGCTCAGGTGCGAGCGTGAAGACGGGCGATACAAGCATGGCGAACGGCGGCCCCTCGACAATGTTCGAGGCGATGTGGGGCCACGCGCCGAAGTAATCACTGGAGAGTGTCATGGCGAAGAAATCAAAGCCGGAAACGGTCGCGCCGGGGAAGCCGGAGGAAATGAAACCGCGTATTCATCTGGACGGCAAGCACGCCGAGGGTGTTGGAAGCAACATCGGTGACATGGTGCATTTCTCTGGCCACGGAAAGCTCGTGAGCCGGTCGATGCATGAGTATGACGGCGAGCCGAGCCACAGTGCCACGATCGAAGTGCATTCGATGAAGCACGGCACGGCCAAGGAAGGGTATGTGGACAACGAGACCGGCGACGGCATGAAGTCTGCTATGGACGAAGCGCTGTCGAAGTCCTCGAAGCCGAAAGCCAAGGGGAAGAAGGCCGGCAAGAAAGTCGTCGATACGGACAACGACGGCGAATAGTTGACACGGCGGCGCGGGATATGATGGCATATCCCGCGCAAGACCTTCGACTGTAACCCGGA